ATTTTAAAACCAGAATTTGAAATTGACATTGAAACAGAATTTAAAAATGTGATGAAAGATTCTATATGAGTGATTTTAATCTAAAGCAACCCACAGACTTTAGAATTAACGAACTAACTCTTGTTACCAAAGGTGGTAAAATTGAGTTACGGGAAATTTTTGAAGAAATTAACATATATGAAAGTATGTTATCTCCTTGCATTTCTGGTGATATTATTATCAATGATGCCATTGGCCTATCTTCAAAGTTGCTAATTGATGGTACTGAAATTATCTTAATAGATATTGACAAAGGAGAAGGTCTTTTTAGATTAAAAAGAGCTTTTAGGGTATACAAACAAACAGACAGAAGAAATATAAATCAAACAAGTGAATCGTATGTTTTAAAATTTGCTTCGGAAGAAATTATTTTATCTGAACAACAATTGATAGCCGAAGCTTATAAAGGCACTTATACCGATGCGGTTAGAAAAATATTAAACAATAAACTAAAAGTTCCAGTTTCCAATTTTGTAGCAAAGAATTTTGAAAAATCTTATGGTGCAATTGATGTAATTATACCAGGTTTAAAACCATTTGATGCTTTAAATTGGTGTTCAAAACGAGCCATTGATTCTAAAGGTCAACCAACTTTTATGTTTTTTGAGAATGTGGAAGGTTATAACTTTACAACGCTGTCAAAGATTATGCAACAACCTTCAATTTTTAATGTAAACTTTGATATTAAAAACTTGCAAGGCGATGATATTAAAACTGAATTGCTTGGTGCAAGAGCGATGGAAGTTATGACACAATTTGATTTTATTAAGAGTACACAAGCTGGTGTTTTTGCAGGAACATTTGTTGGTATTGATCCGTTAACCAGACAAATAACAACTCAGAAGAAAAGTTTTGATGATGTGTTTGCAACGACCAAACATGGTAATCAAAATCCAAATTTGCCTATTGAAACAAACAAATTGGGAAAAACAAACTATCAAATGACCGATTCTAGGATAGTATACTATTTGACAACAGGTCAAAGACCACAATCAGCATACATTAAAGCGAATGAACCTGGTTCATTACAAGTTGATGATGTGCCTCAGAAATACACATATGCTAGAAAAGCATTGTTACAAAATTTTACATCACAAAGATTAAAAATAGTTTTACCTGGAAACTTTTTAGTATCTCCAGGTCGAACAATTAATTTGGAAGTTCCAACTCGGTCTTTCAATACTAAAGGTGGTAATAACTATGATTCCACTTTAAAAGGAAAGTATGCTATTCTTTCCACTAGACACATTATAAAATACAATATGTTTGAAACTGTTGCAGAGGTGGTAACAGATTCTTCTGCTAAACCTGTTGTAGCTGCAAACAGACAACTAGCCAAAAGCGTAGGAAACTATTAATATGTATGAAAATGATTTAGTAAAATTAAATAATTGGACTGGAGTCGTAGAAGATTATGATGACCCATTGAAGACAGGAAGACTTCGTGTTCGTATCAATGGCTTTCACAATATAAACAAAACGGTCCTACCAACAACAGATTTACCATGGGCTATGGTTGCATTGCCAGTCAATGGCTCAACAACTGCCACTGGACCAAAAGTTGGAGATTGGGTCATTGGTTTTTTCTTTGATGGAGAATCAGCACAACTTCCAGTTGTAACCCATGTTCTTCCAGGTATTAATACTGTGGTTGTTAAACAACCTACAGGTGCACCTCAGATGCCGAACGGTGAAATCTATGATAGACCTGGCCAACCATCTTTGCCACCACTAGGTCGAGGTGTTGTACAATTTACTGCTATAGACACTTCGAATAGAAGAAGAGCACACGTTTGTGATATTTCATATGAAGTTGACCAAACTGTTGGTGCTATGAAAAATCTTTATGGTCCTATTGTTGATGCTATTAGAAAACTTATTAATGTTGTGGTGGGAACATCAAATTACGATCCAACAGGTCTTGTAAAACAAGCAATTGAGTTTGCAAGACAAATTGTTAGGTTTATTAAAGATGTTACATCAACTTTAAAGAAAATACAAGAAACAATTGATGGTTATTTGACCGTGTTGAGAAGAATCTCAGCAATGATTACCTATCTTCGTAGTTTACCAGAAAGAGCTTTGGCATTTTTAAATGATTGTTTAGCAAATTTATATAAAGCTTTACGAGCCGGTGTTACATCATTGTTTGCCTTTGATGATGACTCTGGGTTTTTTGGTGAAGTTGGTGAGTTGCTAAATACAATATCGGAAGGTGTTGATGCAGTAACTGAAGCAACTAGAGCTGCAGCTTCAATAGCTGCAACTCCTCAAAAAATTGCAGCAATAATAGCAACACCAACAAGCGATGCTGAAGCTGCAGCTGCAGGTAAACAAGTTGAACAATTAATTAGTGATGCTGGTGTACCAGCAAGTCCTGTGGAAGTTGGTGTAGGACCTTAATGTGAAAGAAAAATAAAATATGTCAGATACATTTATACCTTATGAAAGAGAAGTATTACCTGAAAGGCCCGATACTGATTATGGTTGGACTGAGCCGGAATCTCCCGCTTCATTAGAATATCCACCAAAATATCCATTTAATAATATTACTCAAACTATGTCTGGGCACATGTTTGAGATGGATGATACACCTGGTGGAGAAAGAATACGTATACACCATCGCTCAGGAACATTTACTGAAATGCATCCGAATGGTGATGAAGTACATAAAATTTATGGTGATGGTTATGAAATTATTACTAAAAACAAAAATGTTTTAATTAGTGGTGTTTGTAATATTACAATTAATGGTGATTCAATTCTCCATGTTAAAGGTAATAGAAAAGAGATTGTTGAAAAAGATTACAATCTTATTGTTAAAGGTAAATACAATCTTGTATCACAAGGTGAAGCTAGTATATTGTCAAAAGAAGATATGACTATTGGTGCTGGTGGTGATGTTTTAGGTGGTGGAGGTTCTCTAAATATTAAAACTGGTGACCACTTATTAATAACTGGTGATTTGGAAGTTGACGGGCACCTTGAAGCTTACTCAGTTGGTGCTGTTAGGGTTGATGCTAGAGCTGGTCTTTCTTGTGGTATAGGTGATCCTGGTAATCCACTCAAAGGTAGATTACCAACACCACCTTTAGGTATATTTTCCGCAACAACAGTTACAGCTGTGCTTTCTGTGGCAGCTCCGCTGGGAACTTTTGGTTTCATGAATGCTGTGCTGATGACAGACACAGTAAATACAGCACTTCACAATGCTCATTTCCATTTTGCTAAGTTTGGCCCAACAACTCCGCCAATACCAAAAATGATTTAAGGATATATTATGGCAACTTTATTTGATAAAACAGGTTTTAATTTTACTGACACCTCTGGTATAATAACCACACTACCAAACACAGCTATTAATCAGTTGAACACCGCACCAGCTTTGTTACCAAATCAATGGATGGTTAATGATTTGGTCAATGATGATGCTAACGGTTATCATACAAACCCTGTGGCCGCTTCTTGTAACACTATTTGGGCGTCTTCTAACACACTAATTAATATCACAAGCAGTTTACAAGGTTCTGGTAATCTAACGGCTTTATGGTCAACAATTAATCTCGATTTAAAAGCTATTACTGGATATAATGTTACAACTGGAGATGCTGAGAATCCACCAATTGTCACCACAAAATATACTGGCCAAATGGAAGAATTTTTAGCTCACACATATCGCATTTCTGGTGTTGTTCCTATTACTGCAAACGTAGATGCGGCCTCAAAACCACACCTTGAACAAGCTATGCAAATTGGTCGAGCTCTGATGTATCTGGTATATCAAACAGATGGCCGAGAAGATAATGCACCTATGTTGGGTAGTTTTACTAGTATTTTGGTCGCTAATACAATTAATGATTATGCTAATATTATTGTTACATATGCCAATACAATCAATGCAAGCATTACAATAACTACTGAAACTGTTGGTGAAGATGTAATTACAACAAAAACCTCGAATTTATCATATGCGGCCGTAAATACTATTGCTAGTACTGCAAATAGTTTAATCACTTTAGTTCGTGATAGGCGAGTACATGATGAGAATTTTTATACCAATTCAAATCAATTGGTTAACGATGCAAAATCTATCCGCAGATATGCTTCATTAGGTGCATCTGAAAGTAGTTTAATTGATAATTTGGTTGGTTCCGACAAATTAAAATCTAGGCTTGCCCAACCGTAACATAAATAGAAAATGGCAACAGTAATAACAACAACAAGCAGAGAATGGCAGGACCTGGATTTGAATTTTGCAATTCATCCGGTTCGTAAAGATATCAACAAACATAAAGGTGAACTGGCTGTTATCAATTCAATTAAGAATTTAATTTCAACCAATCACTATGAAGTCCCGTTCCAACCAGAACTTGGTTGCAATGTGAGAAAACTTCTATTTGAACCATTAGATATGGTCACATCAACTTTAATTGAGCGTGAAATTATAGAAACAATTAATAATTTTGAGCCTAGAGCAAGTGTTTCTAAAGTTATTGTCAAACCAGATTTCGATAATAATGGATTTAAAGTTGAACTATTGTTTCAAATTGTCAATAGAACCGACCCGGTAGCAATCAAATTTTTCTTAGAGCGAGTCCGATAAATGGCAGATAATCGTCTACAAGTTGCAGAACTTGATTTTGATACAATCAAAACCAACTTAAAATCATATTTAAAACAACAGTCTGAGTTTCAGGACTATGACTTTGAGGGCTCAGGCCTTGATGTGCTAATTAATCTTTTAGCATACAATACTCACTATAACGCATACTATCTAAACATGGTAGCTAATGAGGCATTTTTAGATACCGCACTACTGAGAGATTCTGTTGTATCACATGCTAAAACATTAGGGTATGTTCCTTATTCCAAATCAGCTTCTAAAGCCGTGATTAATATGACAGTTGAATCTGGTAGTACCACAGTAGATACTGTAACAATACCAAAAGGTTTTGTTTTGTTGTCCAATACCATTGACAATCAAACTTATAACTTTAATGTAATGGCTGATACGACCGTTACTAAAAGTGGAACAAAATATTTCTTTGAGAACTTAGAAATTAAAGAAGGACAATTCGTAGCATATTCATTCACACAAGATGAATCTGCAAATCCAAAAGCTATTTTTGAAATACCAGATGCTGACGTTGATACCAACACAATCTCGGTTTCAGTTAGACCATCTTCAAGTAATTCACAGGTAACAATATACAATAAAGTTACGGATATTTTAGATGTTACTGGTTCTTCTGAAGTGTACTTTTTACAAGAGGCTCGAGGTGGTAAGTTTAAGATTTATTTTGGTGACAATGTTATCGGTAAAAAGATTAATAATGGCGCAATTATCAATGTAACTTACTTGTCAACAAATGGAAAAGCTGCAGATAAAGCTTCATCTTTTACTGTAAGTGCTGCTATTGGTGCTTTAACTAATATTATAGTTGATACGGTATCTGTTGCTGCTGGTGGAACAAACAGAGAAACGGTTAGTGAAGTAAAGTATAATGCCGTAGCTCAATTTGCTACACAAAACAGGTTGGTTACTTTCAAAGATTATGAATCCTACATTACTAAAAATTATCCATCACTAGACTCGATTTCAGTTTGGGGTGGCGAAGAAGAAACTCCTCCAGTTTATGGCAAAGTTTTTATATCAATCAAACCAAAAACTGATTACTATATTTCTGAAACTGAGAAGCAAAGAATTTTGGATGATATTGTTAAACCAAAATCAATTGTCTCTGTTCAAACAGAGTTTAGAGATCCAGAATACTTATATTTGTTAGTTAACAATTACATACAATACGATCCAAAGAAAACAACTGTAAGTGCAGATGGTATTAAAAATAACATTAGAAATGCTATTATAGGATATAGAAATTCCAAATTGAATAAATTTGGCGCTAAGTTTATCCTATCTAAAATGCAAGATTCAGTTGATGCTACAAATTTGAATTCTATTATTGGTTCTGAAACAATCGTGCGATTACAGAAAAGATTTTTGCCTGTATTGAATCAATCTAAAAATTATACAATTATTTTTAATGCGCCTTTACATCGTGGTACAATCACAAACAAACTAACATCCACAAGTTTCAATGTTTTGGATATGGATGGTGTTGAAAGAACTGTTATCCTTGATGAGATACCACAGTCATATTCAGGTGTTACTTCAATCGGTGTTACTGACGCAGGCACTGGTTACACCTCTGCACCAACGGTAACCATTACAGGTGATGGCACTGGCGCATTAGCGGAAGCCGTTATTGTTAATGGTAGAGTTCAAAATATTAATATTACAAATCGGGGAACTGATTACACACGAGCTGTGGTAACAATTACAGGCGGTGATGGATATGGTGCCAAAGCAGTTGCTATTGTAGATGGTCGAGTTGGAACACTTAGAACAATTTATTACGATTCAGCTGCACAGAGACAAATTGTTGATACTAATGTTGGTGAAATTGATTATGATTCTGGAACAATTAACATTTATGATATTAATATCTTATCTGTTCTTTCGGATGATGGTTATATAAGGTTATCATTTGAGTCGGAAAAAGGCATTGTTGAAACTATTAGAAATACAATTATTACAATTGATGAGAATGATCCTACATCCATCACAATTGACTTGACTAAAATATCCGATTAATTAAATGTCCAATTTAAAAACATCCCTACTTGTTGCACAACAAGTACCTGAATATGTATCGGATGAATATCCGTTATTTGTTTCTTTTCTTGAAGCTTACTATGAGTTTATGGAAACAGCCCAAGGAACACAGAAAAATGATGTATTATCTTTAGGCAAAAAAATGAGATATGTGTCCGATGTGGATGTATCCATTGGCGCATTTGAAAAAAGTTTCTTTAACAACTTTGCTTCTTTAATTCCTAGAGATGTTGAAATAAACAAAGAAACACTTATTAAAAATGTTTTGCCCCTCTATATTTCTAGAGGTAATGAAAAATCGTTTAAGTTGTTGTTCAGAATGTTGTTCAATGATGAAGTTGATGTTATTTTACCAAAGAATAATATTCTGCGAGTATCGGATGGTAAATGGACAGTTGACAATATTCTAAAGTTAGAAACCGATATTCGTAGCACCTACACGGGAACAGGTTCAAATACCACATTCTATTTGGCTCAACAGGTTGATTCTACTGCCGTTGATGTTTATGTTGATGATGTATTAAAAACAATTGATACTGATTATACGATTAGAAAAGAATCAAGAAAGTTGGTTTTTAATACTGCGCCGGATTCAAATACCACAATTAAGGTTGTGTATGATGATTTTGATGTTACTCTATTAAACAATAGAAAAATTACAGGTCAAACATCTGGCGCATCTGCTATTATTGAAAGTGCTTCGAAGCGTATTATTACCGACCGTTTGAACTTTGGTTTGCCATTTGAATTGATTATTGATAAAAGAACTTTAAGTGGATTATTTACCAATGGTGAACAAGTTATAACGGATATTATTGACCCTAACGGAACAAAAATAACACTTGTTGCGGACACATTCTCCATTTTAACATCTATTCTGGTTACAGGTTCTGGTGCTTCATACAATGTTGGTGATACTGTTACTATTCTTGGTGGCGGCGCCACAAGCGTTTCTACGGCCGAAGTTGAGTCTGTAACAGCTCCTT